GCTTTGCCATCAGATACGACCAGTATTTCATGGTACAGTACAAACGGAGCCGATTTGTCAACTTCAATGGATGACTCGACTTATCTTGTCGTAGGAACAGTTACATCTACTCAAGCTCTAAATTCTACGGTTTGTGGTAGATTCATCAAGACTACCAATCCAGCTTGGGTAGTTGCTCGTAGAGGATAGACTAAAGCAGATGGGATTGTGTGGAAATGCACAATGGTAACAGTTTAGGTAATTACAGATACGGAAGACTGTAGGTTGCTAAACTCCCATTTAATATATGGAACCACTCCAGCTCGAACCTACTGAAAGCCAACTCGAAAGAGATATCAATAAAGCTATCGATAAGTCTAAAGAGTGGATACCAGAACAAAAACAGAAAGAGGTTCTCTCCTGTCCAGATTCAGTATTCGAGCTGTTGGGGGGAGGAGCAGCGGGTGGAGGTAAGACAGACCTTGGCGTAATATTACCTCTCGCCAGACAGTTCCATGAGCATCCTAAGTTTAAAGCATTAGTGATGCGCCGTACGTTTACAGACTTAGAGAAAGAAATAGTAGTACGGCAGCATGAATGGTACAGTCCAGCCGGTGCGATATATAATGAACAGAAGAAGGTTTGGAAATGGCCGTGGGGATCTAGAATTCAGAATGGACACGCTGAAAGAGAACAAGATGTACGTAAGTATGATACCGCTGAGTATAATCTCGAAGTATGGGATGAGGTTACTCATTTTACTGGCTTTCAGTACCTTTACTTATCTGTATCTCGTTGCCGATCTAGTTCTCCTGATCTACCTGCAATTGTTCGCAGCTTTACTAACCCTGGTAATATTGGCCATGCTTTCTTTAAGAAGCGATTCGTAGATCCATTCCCGAACGGTGGGAAAATTCTAAAGGATAAGATCACTGGACAGAAAAGGGTTTATATTCCGTTTCTTGGTAAGGATAATAAGTGGTTAATTAGGAATGACCCCCAGTATTTATTACGACTTGAAGGTCTACCAGGGCCAGAGCGAAGAGCTAAACTTTTTGGTGATTGGAATTCATATGAGGGGCAGGTCTTTAGCGAGCTTCGTATACTTCATATTGCAGGTGAGCCAGAATTTGCAGTTCATACAGTTAGGCGTTTTCAGATTCCTGAATGGTGGCCTAAGTTCTTATGCATTGACTGGGGGTGGAGTGCCTTAACTTTCGCCATTTGGGCAGCCGTGTCACCAGATGGCAGAGTTTTCATATATAGGTGCTATAAGTGGAATGGTCCTGATATTCCTAACAGCCAGAAGAAAACTACGCAGATCTGGGCAAGGGAATGCTTTAATCTTACGGCTGACGAAACGCTTGAAGATTTTATTTTGTGCCATTCTGCTGGTCAACATAGAGGAGACGAGAAGACAATTCAAGAACAGGTCTATGATGCATTTGAAGAAAAGTACAATATTGAATTGGCTTCAAGAGATAGAATTGGTGGCAAGAACTTAGTTCACGAGTATCTACGATGGGAAGCTCGTCCGAAGTTTAAAAGGTCAGAATTTGAGTATGATTCAGAAATTGCATCTAAGATACTCCGAAGAAAAGGTGAGGATGCATACAATGAATATATGTTGCAGTTTGTAGAGGAGCCAGATGAAATTAACCTACCCAAGCTACAGATAATGTATAACGGTCCTGAGGATAAGTCTCCAGAGAATGTAGCAGCAAGTACGTTACTAGATGCAATTGCGGCTTGTGTACCAGCAGAAGCAAACCCAGAAGATGTAGAGGAATTCGAAGGTGATGATCCGTATGACTGCTTGAGGATGGTTGTTAGAGTAGCACATAGGTACATGGAACAGTCTCAAGAGAAACAAGCAAAGAGTCAGAGAATGCAAAAATTAGTTGAGAAGTTTAAATCTACTCAGGACGCAACGGCTTACTACCGGAACATGGAACGGTTAGATAAAGAAGCTGAAGAGAATGATAGTGTTAGACGTATGTCAACTGTAAGTAGAAGGCATAGGATACACTGATGAATAGAAAAGAAGAAATTATTTGGCTTGCAGGTTGGCTAGAGGGTGAAGGTAGTTTCCAATGTACTCATGAATTAAAAGCTGATAAAATGTCAGTGTTTAAGAGATTTAGGATAACGGCTAGTTCTACCGATCGAGACGTTGCATATAAAGTCTTTCATCTCTTAAATGGAAGAATTTATCGGAATGATAGTAATAAGATACGTTACGGTTGGAAAGTAAAGTGGATAGTTGAGGTTAACGGTAAACACGCAATTGGTTGGATGATGACAATATATGGACTCATGGGTGAACGTCGTAAGGCAGAAATTAAAGACGTTATTAATCAGTGGAAAGAATATTCTTCTAAACTTAATCCGGCTCTTAAATACGGAACGACATTGCAAAAGCTGTGAGATTTATCAGCAATGGCTTGAGGAAATTTCTAGTGAAAAGAATTTCTACAGAAATTTGGCAATCAAAAATCTCGTCGGAACAGACCAAGAAACACAGGAGTCCCTATCGTCACAACTTGACGCGATCCATACGTTCCAGAAAACCAGGTCGTGGTCAGCAATTCGGAAGACGATGGAGACGCAACTGAGAAGCAAACATACGACAGACACGGAACGAGTCAGTCAGTTCGAGGATAACTTAACAAAAGCTGAAAGGCTTTTCGAACAAGAATTGGAGAGACAACATGCCGTTCAAGCCGAATAAGATATCCAGTAAAGTTAAGTCAAAGAATCCCTTTAAGCCGTTCTCTGATCAAAAGGCAGCGGCTCTCAGTGCAGCCAGTCCACAGAATCCTGACAGAAAGAAGCGACCCGGTAAGCAATTCAACTCTCCAGCAAAGGGATTCGATACAGGATTCTCCAAAGCATTCATGGGTGGAAGAGGAAAGTTCTAATGTATCCGCCTCAATTGGATGATCTGGATTTACTTAGAGCCACCCAGAATCCTCCATTAACGGATACTATTACTGAGAAGCCTGGGGATGCTAAGGTAGCTGAAAATCCGCCCAGTCCATTACTGGGTGAAGATGTCACCAAAGGCTTACAAGAGCCAATAGATGATAAGACCAATGATGAGGAAGAAGATGCATTCCTCATGGACATCTTTAGGAGGGCAGAAGAAGAAGACCTAGACAATCGTTACAATATGCTGTGCAGAGCGAAACGAAATGAACTGTACTTCAACAACATACAGCAGCTAGTCTATGACGAATCTGCAAGAGATTACAGAACTACAGACCAAATCATCGCTCAACTTGAAGACACTCTCTCAGTCAATAATATTAAGACTAATAATATATACAGGGCATTTGCAGAATCTCTTATTGCGGCTCTATCTGTATCTCCTCCAGCCGTAGAGTTCATTCCAGATGATTCTACTGACCCTGACGATATTGAGACTGCTGACGCTTACTCTCATATCTCAGAGCTTATATCTCGCCATAATCACGCTCAGTTAGTCCTAGTCAAAGCACTAACAATCTTCTTCAATCAAGGAATCATCTTCGGTTACAACTTTATCAAGTCAGATATTGAATACGGCTCCTATTCCAAGTACATCGGCACCACAACGAAGCAGATCAAAGTAATAGACCTTCGTTGCAAGTTATGTGGTGACCTAATCGATTCGTCAGTTCCATTAGATACGTTCAATCCAAACACTCCAGTTGCATGTCCTGAGTGTGGATATGCTGGAGTTCCAGAAGCATTCGAAGTCTGGGATTACGTTAACGAACCTATCTACGACAATACTCCAAAAGCTAGAAGTTTATTTGATGTCTTTGGTTGCACTCATGTCAAAGTACCACTGTACGCCAAAAAGCAGGCTGACTGTGGATATCTGATACTTCGTGTAGATGATAACTGTGCTAAGTTCCAAGCACTGTACGATCCTCAAGCTACGAAATTCCATATCAGTTCAGAAGGTGGAGATACTACCAAGTATGAACGATGGGCTAGAACTCCAACTGCGTACAGTGGAGCTATACCACAGCATTTAACTACAGCACGATACGCTTGGCTAAGACCTTGGTATTTCTATGCATCAGAAGATTCAGAGAAAGCATACAAGTTAATCCAGAAATATCCTGACGGAATTTGTCTCACTGTGATCGGAGACGAAATTTTAGAGAAATCACATGAGAAACTTGATGAGGCTTGGACCATTACGTTTGATCCTAGATCCAATTTCATACACGGTGAACCGGCAGGTAATGCTCTAATTCCGATGCAGGATGCAGAAAATGATATCTTTAATCTTGGGTTGCAGAGTATTGAGTACGGAATACCAGAAACGTTCGTCAACCCGAAAACGCTGAACATTCAGGCATATAAGAAAGCCGGAGGTGGTCCGGGCTTTATGACTAAAGCCTTACCACCGGGTCAAAATCAGAATCTAAGCGATGGATTCTTCACAGTCAAACCGGCAACGATGTCGAATGAATATACTTCATTCGCTCAACAACTTAATCAGAAAGCTCAATTCGTTACAGGAGCATTCCCTTCTATCTTCGGAGGTCAGCCAGAAAACGAATCTACTGCAACAGAGTACCAACAGTCTAACGCTCGGGCACTCCAAAGACTCCAGCTCACCTGGATCATGATTTCGGCTTTCTGGGGTGAGTTGATATTCAAGGGAGTACGTCTATTCGCTTTGAATATGGGTGGTGATGAGCAGTTCTCCAAGAAAGAAAAAGGAACTTACATCAATGTCTTTATTAGCAAGGCATCATTGAAAGGACGAGTCGGTCATGTCGAACCGGAAGTAAATGGACAATTACCGCAAAGTTGGTCGCAAAAGAAATCATTCTTGATGAGTTTGATTACACTGAACAATCCTCAGATTGGAAGCATTCTGCTGCATCCAAACAATTCAGATATGCTCAAGATGATTACTGGGCTACCTGAATTTTACGTTCCTGGGGAGAATGATCGAAATAAGCAGTACGGCGAATTCTATAAGCTCAGTACTTCACAGCCTAATGGTACGCAGAGCAGCGTTCCAGTAGATATGGATGTTGACGAGCATCCAACTCACATGCAAGTACTGAAGAATATTCTAGTAAGTCCGGTTGGTGTGAATCTGTACGAGACTAATCCAGTTGGATATCAGAATTGTATACTGCATTACAAAGAACATCAGATGGCAATGCAGCCGCCGATGAATATGCCAGGTCAAGGTCCACCACAAGGGATTGGTCCAAATACTCCTCAGCCGCAAGCAGGAAGCAATCCACCAAATCCTCTAGCGGCTCCGATGGGAATACCACCAAAAGGACCAACTCCACCGAATCCAGCGGCTGGAATGAATAGAAGGTGATACATGGCAGATGAATTAGATATTCTCGAAGATGTGAAAACAGACGAGGGTGAGAAGGATGCTGAAACTACTGAAGAAAGAACTGAAGAAACGGAAGAAACTGGAACTGAGGAATCTGAAGATGATGCTGAAGGAGGAGATGAAACTGAAGATGAAGGAGAAAAAGAAGCAACTGAAGAAAGAGAGGAAGGAGATACTGAAGAAGGAGAAAGAGTTACTTACGTCTCCGACATTAAAGGAAAGTATCCTGAGTTCTTCAAGCAGTTCCC